ATTGTATCACCCTCTTGTACAATCTCAACTTTTACAAAACAATATTGACCATCAGTTTTTTCTGGTGATATAGATTTAATTTTACTATGTAAAACTTTTTCACCTGCAATTGCAATGCCTGATATTAGTAAAAATACTATCAGTAAAAAAGTCCAAGTCAAATATTTTTTTAATTCAAATCTAGGATCCATCATATTTCTTTAATTCTTCTATACTCTGTTTTGTATTATATATGTCTTCTTCTAAAATGTCAATGGTGGATTGATTACTAGATAATTCAATCTCCTCTTGCTTTTCTTTAACTTCGTTCTCTAATTGTTCTATTCGTTCTCTATATCTTTCACTATAACTCATCTTTTTTCTATCCATCTCCCATCCGGTAGTTGACAAGCAGTACCAAATACCACTTCTCTATTAACACCACCAATACCAATCAATGGCCAGCTACTTGTAATGTCTATGGTAGCGTCATATTCTTTACATTTAAAAGGTCCTTCTAAATATGATTTTGTAACATGTATAATTCCTGAATTTCCTGTTTTCTTATTGTACCAATTTGTATAACTTGAACCTGTACCACTTGTATTTAAATGGTCAACAAATACTGCGTTGTGTACATCATAATCTGAATTGTACATTAATTCTGCACCTGCAAAAGCACCAATTACGGCACATGCACCTACGGCATAAGGGTCTGAAATTCCATTCTGTACACAAACTGCCGTTGTTGTTGTACCACCTAGACCTGCACCTAAATGACTTCTATTTAAACTGCAATTGGTCAGGAACACCAATGATAGTCCTAATAATAGTACCGATTGGATTGATTTCATATTTACCTTCTTCATTCTTTTTAATTGCCGTACATGCTGTCGTCATGGTCAACACCAGAATAATCATAATTACTTTTTTCATAAGTTCCTTTGTCATTGGCCATTAATAAACAATCTGCTTGAATTGTTTGTATCATGTTGTCAATTTCACTTTTTGATGACTTAACAGGTCCGTATTTCATATCACGCAACCTGTCAGACATCTTTTTAATTGAATCAATTTTATCGCAAAATTGACTAATCTTGTGATTCATTCTTATTACCTTTGAATAAATTTAAGATTGATTTTTTAGTTTGAGCAAATTGGTTTTTACTGTCTGCCCAACTTTTAGTTTGATACTCAACAATTTTGTTTTTCTCATTCGTCAACCAATTAGTAACTGGATTTGCCTTAGCAACGCCTGTGATTAACAAAAATGCTAATGCACCGATTGTAATTGCTATTGTTTCTTTTAGCTTCATACTTTTCTCCCTGCTGTTTTAATGTCCTCTTTGGCAACTACCATATACGGACCTTTATTGTACGCTGGAGCAATTGTATATTGTTTACTTGCCTCAATCTTCCAACGATTGTCGGGTTTTGTGCCACCCATACCAATTTTATTTGATAACGGTATCAAGTTTTCTTTCTTGATGTGTGTATCATTCTCATTAACCATTCTACTTACAATATCAATAGTGTGTCTGCCATCTGTAGTCAATTTAATTCTACCATTATCATCACAATCAAAACCAAGTTTTTTAAGATACTTGATATGATTCTTTACAGCTTCTAAATATGCCTTTGTAGGTTTTCTTCTTTTCAACCTACGAATAGCACCACTTGATTGATTAGTATAGATAATAGCCATTAGTTTACTGTCTTCTTTTCTGATTTCTCTAATTCTGATTCTGCCATTTTTTCAGCAAATGTTTTACCAAATACTTTTAAATAAAAATGGTCTCTAGGGTTAGGAGCGGACCAGGCTTCTAATAGATTTGTAAAGTTAATATCTAGCCCGTCATAATACTCGGGGTGATTCTTTCTTAACTCTATGTGGTCTTTGAAGAATTGAATACGATTGTCGTATTTTTCTTTTTTGTTTTTAGTGTCTTTTTTAGTAGCGTCATCAAACTCAATGTATAGATTTTCTTTGTTATAAAATGTCATAATATAGTCCTTTTGTTAGTTATTAGTCTTTATCCTACCATAAATCGTTGTAAATGGCAAGCCCTTTAAAAGTGTTGATTTTACTCGCTTTTCTCTCCAGGAAAGCTGTTAGGAGACGCCTGGAGTAGCGAATCGTCACTCTCTGATACATCCGTACCCTCTAAATATGCGTCTTTTTGACTTTCCGCCTCAGCCCACTTCTCAAACTGTTCAACTTCTAGTTGATATTCTGTAATGTTTTTATCTAGTACACTCATAGCACCTATATTTGCACCAGCAGTTAATAAACCTTTTATCTCTTGTAATGTCTCTATAAATTTTAATTGGTCAATCATTTTACACTCCTTTTTAAACTTTCATAATTATTAACAAATACTCTTATTAATCTTGATACATCAACCTCTTCGGTTTTTAATGACCTAGGGTTTTTAAAACTTACTTTACAATCATTTACCTTGGCATAATTCATATTTTTGTTATCAATGACAATTGCGTCATCTGTATTTTTACGCCAATCGTGTGATGAATAACCTAATATATCTTCACTCATTATTTGTCCTCACTAGACATTAATAATACAATGTAATGAACAGCCTTTAAAAGGTCTTTTCTATTACGACCAGCTTTCTTACCATATCTGCAAAGATACTTAATGGCATTTGCTTGGCAAAAATCTTTATCAATATTCAAGTGTCTTAACATATCTTGCACCTGAAAACCGTCTTTTGTGGTACTATAGTGTTCGCCATAAGTACCTTTTATGTAATCGTGTATTTCTTTTACTATTTTATCTTCATTATATTTCATTATATACTTTCTGCATAATCATATGCTGTTTCTTCGGCTTCATCTTCTGTTGACACAAACTCTTGTGATTGTAGATAATCGCCTTTATCTTCTTCGCTTTCATCAAAATAGACTTCATAAAGATTTTTGTCATCTTTACCGTCTTCTAATTTTCTCCAGTAACCTATTTTGTCACCATCAACATTAAATATATCTTTATCTGTATCTATTACTTCCACCATTCGTTCTCCTGTTCTATTGCTACATCAACATCTGATTTTTCTTTTTCAGTTAAGTTATCCTCAATTTGATTGAAGTAACACCAGTATGTACCGTTGTCACCTGTGTATGTAACAGCACCAGTATAACCTAATTCTGTATCATAAGTTTTTGCATTTAAAGCTGTATCATTTTCAGCCGCTATATCAGTTGCTTCAGTAGCAATACCGATATTAATTATTTCACCACTTCTACCGTGGTTTGCTGTGATTGTATCACCTACATTAATAATCATATGTGTCCTTTGTTAGTTGTTTAGTAAATTCTGGCATAAAATCATGTTTAAAAAATTGTCTGCCATTCCATTTTTGACCGTAGTCAATTATAAAACTTTTGTCACCAATACCCATTGCTTCGCCAAACTCTTCTTCATAAGTCTTATAATACTCTGAACCGTGTATCATGTCAACCCCAGAATGGCCTGTAAAGTTACTAGCGCTTTCTTCATATCTTTCATCACAAAACTTTTTAATTTTATTTTTAAAAGTTTCTGAATTTAATCTCTTTAATTGAGATAAAGGTACATTTCTATAAATCGTGTTATGTATTTTAAACCACGAGTCATAACCTCTTTGTTCTGGATCCTCGTATTCTCTCCAGTATGTAAGATGTATAGTACCTTGTTTACTCATTAGGCAGCCTCTAGCTCCATATCAATTACTTCGTCAATATTGTTTTCATCAATACCAACTAGTTCAAGATTATCAACAACCATAATTTTTGCTTTAGCAGCTTCTTTAGTGATTGCATTGTTTTTAAGTTCTAGTAAGATAGCGTCAACAGCTTTCTCAGCTAAATCCCAATAATAGTTTTTTACTTTAGACATAGTGTTTTTCTCCTTTGTTAGTTATTATTATATCAAAAATTTGTAATAGAGTCAAGTAATTTCTTTTCTTGGCTTCTATTATTCTTTCTTTTAGTGTTTTTTTCTTTATCATATACACATATAATACACTAGTTCCACAGTAAAAGCAAGCACTTTTTTCGCTTTTTGGCGCTTTTTTTGTATTATTTTTTGAGACCAGGTCTAGGTAATTGGTGGTGCGACAATCTGCACAGCTACAAAAGTGTTATTTCCATGCGTTTTTTACCCATTCCTGCTCGGATTCGTGAGGATTAGGCTGTCCATGAAACACGGTTACTAACGATTCGCCATTGTGTTCGTAGGTCATGGCGCTTCTGGAGTATCTAGTACCACTTCGGTCATACCACTTATATGATTGTGTCCACGAATCAGGAAAGGAGACACATCCAGGAGTATTCAATAAAAAGTCTGATATTAGATTTTGGTCACCTGGAAACCGTCTTAACCAATTTGGTCTATCGGTCATAAATTTGTGCCAAATCCGTCCGTGAAGGTTTGCCTGTTTAAACTTCATAATACTGGAATTCCAAACACCACTTACGGGGTTAAAGTCATTCATACCTACAAAGTCCATATTAGGCTCATGTGTAAAGAAACAATCTATGTTGTCTGTAATAACTACATCTAAATCGGTGTATAATGTATCACCTGGTAAATCTACATCAGGATGAAATAGTTGTAATTTATTCCACCACCCTTGTAAATCTGTTTCGGGAAACTTTCTAATATCAATATCATCATCTACCATTTTATGCATTTTAACATGGTCGGTAAATACTACAAAATTTATAGGAAGTGTGGTGT